CTGAGCATCTGGAGTAGAACTAACAGCAGCAACAGACTCCGATTCCCCCAGTGTCACATTAAAGAAATCATAACTATCACCCCAAGCCCGAATCTGAACTCGAACCCTCTTGCCGTCAATATCGCACCCATTCTCACGAGTCTTAACAAGTATCCGCATAAGAATACCTGCCGTTGCATTACCATTATACCCTCCCCCACTCTGGTCACCCCAAAACGGAGTAGTCGTATCATAGTAATCATTATTCTGGATAACCTGAATCTGTGTATTAGAATCATTCACAGCACCAAGAACCTGTAGACCTGAATAAAGAGTTTCAGTTATCCCAGACCCTTGTCGAATTGAGCCTCCATAAAAATACTCAGCAGCCTCATCATCAATATTATACGTACCCAACAGCTTAATAATACTGTTCGTAGAACGTTCAGACGGAGTTGGACTAGTAATATCTACAAGGTCATTACCCGTAGTCGCTTGGTTATCTGCAAGATTCTGTAAAAACCTGTGCAACTCCAACACCGTGTAATGAGTCGTTCCAGACACATGACGAACGTCTCCATTAACCGCAACAGAAAAATCATCTGCGATAGCCATTTAAATCTCCAAATATAATCTAAAACCTCACTCGTGCTTTCTGTTGCGCATCTTGTGCAAGCTGACGTATCCTGTCTTTTTCCGCTTTTTCACGTTCAATCTCGCCTTGCACTGCATGTATCATAAACAAACCATCAAGTTCTTCTTTAGATAAGTCGTGGAGACTGAAGGTAACACCACAATTTTTAGCTGCCCATAACCAGAAAATGTGTGTGAGCCAAGGAACAACTGCGAAACTGTCACCAATCTCACTGAGCTTCTCCTTACTTAAGTTGTCAGGACAACTCTTACAAGCTCTCTCAGGGTTCTGAGCACTTTGAAAAGTCGAGCAGGCGTCCTCCCCAGGACAAACACTCCGCGTGAAGCCTTCGGAAATAATAACCTTGGTTATTCGGCGTACTAATGCGGAAGACGCCCCTACGCTTTTCCCTCATCTTCAGAAAATTCCGACATGAACAGTTGATTTACTGCCTCTCTCTTGTGGAAGGCATCGACATGTTCTTTCCAATTCTCCTGCTTCATCAGGTCTTCACCTTGACACTCGTAGCCTTCAACCCTGCTGATTAGCTTATCGAAAAGCTTCACAAAGGGCTTGATATCAGTCGGGACACTGATAGAACTCACATTACGCTCTTTCGTACGAGTCAGGCGCATACGTCCCTGCATCTTACTGTGGGTCTTGTAATCCGCAGCATCAGGAGAATCAAAAATAAAACGAAGCTCCGCAGGCAGCACCTTATCAGGCTCGTCCTTGGGATTGTGGAGTACGTGAAGTACGACATCAACCGTGGTCGCGCCAAGGTCAAGAACGTCATCCTCTACCTCTTCATCAGGAACCCAGGCCGTAATAAACCCGTTGAGCGCATTGTTCTTGTGGTCAACAGGAATAAGGTCACGCCAGTTCTCCTTCTCCATAAGAGGTTCCCCACCAACGCTGTAACCTTCAACACGGATAATCAGCGCGTTCCACAACTCCAACTGTCTCTCTTCAATAGATGCCGACAGCTCCAAAGTACCTTTTCCACGACTCAATCCAAGCTGAGAGGTTCCACGAAAATAACGCTCCCAATCTTGGAGAGTGGGTAACCGGAAGAAATGCTTTACAACAACCTTCCGGTTACCTCGCGTCTCGGACACTTTGTACATTCTTTCTTTCGCATCAATCACGTACATCTAATCACTCTCCTTATTTATTTGGAAACCTACCATTTATTAGGTAGCGTCTCCTAAGTATTCTGCCTGTAGGTTCTGAACCTCAACCAGACAGTACGGGTCAGCCTCAGTACTATCATAAATGACGGTTTCCTCGTCGAACGCAACCGCGTATGTCCAATATCCATCGTTCTCTTCGATAGGAATTGCACGGTAGTACAGGTTCGGGAAACGAATCCTCAGATAGTGCCGATAGTCAGTTCCCTCAGTGTAGTCGCCCTCACAAAGAATATCCAGGGCAAGCTCTGTGTTGTTCAGAAAATCCGTGTACAGGTCACTTGACGCATCAAGGTCAAGAACCAGTGACGGTATCGCACTCCGTGCACCAATCTCCAAACGTCCACGATACAGGTCACTTCCAGGGAAGTACCCACGAGCTTCTTTGGGATTGTTGTTGAACGCAACTGACCAGTTACGAATTCGAGAACTCACATCCTCTTGAGAGTCTCCACACTTAATAACAGCCTTGTTCGACGCAAGGTAAGAAACCGTAGTCAGACTAGGCATAGACTTTGACGAAGTTGCCACAAGTCCACTTCCAATTAACTCTACTGCAAGGTTCAATGTTTCGAAACCCTCACCACTCACCGTCGCAGAAGACATCGCCATCGAAGCAAGATTTCGCTTGATACCTGTCGAAATTTTCTCGATAATCGTCGTCACCGGAAGAGTCGACGTACCTGCTGTCGGAGGGTCGAAGAACTCAATCTTGTGATGATACGTGTTCGGTGAACCTGTAACATCAGGCTGCGACGTGGTAACCTTACCCATCAACAGCGATAGTGCCCAACCCAAGATGAGTGAACTCCCATCCATGCTTCGAGACAGACGAGTATCACGCGCCACTTCCCAAACAGTGGTTGCAAACTCGTGTCCCTTACCATACGTTTCCTTATCCGAACGAAGCTCACGAGTGACTTCTGCAACGTTTGCTTCGCGTACAGCATGTGCAATATCGACTTCTGAATCAGACACCACCGTGTCGTAGTCATCCTGAATCTTTGTAGAAATCGCCCACTGCATATCCAGTGTACGCTGTCCTTCATAACCAGGAAGAGCCATTGTTTACTCCTTAGAATCTCCTAAAGATTTAGCTTCACTCGTAAACTTTGGAGCATCGTCCTTCGTCTTTTCCTTGACGATTTCAACGTACTGTTGAACGCGCTTAAATTGTTCATCTGTCAACTCTTGCTCTCCATCACCAATAGTAAGAGAAAACCCAGGCATAGTCAAGCGAAGGTGCTTGCCAACGCCTTTCTTCAGCCTTACTTTTACTTTCTTTGCCATTTAAGTCTCCCTATGATAAGTCTACCCACCGCTGACCTCTTGGACGATATGAAATTCGTGCCTCTACAATGAAAGACTCCATTTCATCTTCCAAGATATCAAATCGAGCCTCACCATCTAACTCATCAAGCCTCGGATACAATTCAAGAACTCCACCAAGATTATTACCATATAACGTGTTAAACACGTCTTGATACATGGTAACAATCCCGACATTCGTGGGCGGTGAATTTGCGACCATAGCATCTGTCTCACTCCTTGAGCCAATCTTCGCTAAAGCAACAATTTCAACTTCCAAAACGAACCATCTGTGTGCGATGTCATAAAATTCAGTGTTAGCTGTATTCAAACTTACCACTAAACAATAACCAGTAAAATCAGGCATGTTTTCGTGAGAATACTTTTGAATCTCAAACGTATCCACATACGAAAGGTTGCTAGACCCTGACAGCGTTGTCTTCACCGCATTAAGAATATCCACCGGATAGATTGCCATCAGTCATCCTCTTGCATGTGTATCTCTAAAAGAAGCGTGTGAATACACGCGTTAGTGTCATAGAAAAGAACAAACTCTTGTGGAGCCTCCATCAGAAAAGTCTTGCGAGCAATTCCTAACGGAAAAGTTGAAGATGCAAGAGCCTGGTTAGCCCGAAGAAGCGTACGTACGGCTCTCATCAACTCATATGAGTTAAACTCAGCCGTGACCTCTCCCTCCTTGTAACGCTCCTTGATAAAGCTACCACAAATAATATCTTGAGTCACCACAGAGAACTTATTCGTAACTCGACCTACAACAACCGGAGTCACTGTAAAGTCGCTCAAGCAGATGAATTTCTCAGTATCATCGTCAGCCTTGGTAATGTTTGTCTTCAGAATCTCGTCACAAAGGTTCTCAAGAGACTGACCCGACGCCATCGCAGCCGTAAAGATTTCGTAAAGTGCAAGCTTGTGCTTTACCTGACTCACTTTATCACTCTCCTATAGGCATTGATTTTGCCACTACGCATCCACTGAAGCATCCATTCATAAGTCTTTCTAGAAGCTTCCTGAATCATGTTCTTTCCACGCTGCCCCTGAACACTCTTCGCGGAAACCATACGACCATCACGCTCCCACACAAGTCGAGCAGCCTTACGCGGAACAATCGGAGTCTTGTTTGGACCGTAAATACCTGTACCTATGTCCACATATGGAGGATAAAACGTGCCAGGAAAGTCAACTTTTCGCCATCCAAGATTAAATCGAAATCCTCCTAATCCATAACGACGAAACCCCCAAGTCGCTACTTGTGAGCGCATATAACCTGTACGTATAGGAGTTACTTCACGAAGGAACTCACGCGCCTTAGACATGAGAAGAAGGGAATTCGACGAAACCCATTCAATAAACGCCAACTCCGCAGCGTCAATACGCGGTGGAACCGCGTGAGAAATGAATGTGTATATTGCCATTATCCACTCTGTCCGGTCCCAGGATAGGCTTCTGTTCCTCTTGCATTGATTATGACTGCTTCTGAATAACTGTGAAGAGTCGCACGCGTGGGATGCTCATCAAAGGAAGGAAACAAAGTCTGAACCACATAAGACCAACCCTGTCTATAATTATCATTTGCCTTCATATCTGAAGGGACAAGAAAATGCACCATATTCAGAAAAGCTGCTGAAAGCTCCTGAATCTCCTTAGCAAAAGACATAGCTTGATACTCACCACCTCGCGCCATCGCCATCTGCTTGACATAACCCATCTCACTGAGATGGATACCAAGCGCAGGTAGCGCGAACGCAACAGACAGACACGCCTCAGCTTTCTTCAATTTATCATTAATCGGAGCAACGTGGTTACCTGCTTTCGCATCACTATAATTCTCTGCACCAATCATACCATGCAGGTAATACGATGCGATTTCCAAATAGAAAATTATAGACTGTTCCTCAAGCCTTTTGCTGAAATTTCCTGCGTACCGGACATCATCAACCGACGCCAATGTAGGCCATGCCATCGCAAGCAACCTTACTTAGTAGTTTTCTTTCGACTCGAAGTACTTTTCTTTCGTGGCGCAGGCTTCTTTGGAGCAGGCTTAGGCGTCTCTTCTTCCTGAGGAATAGGAAGCTCTTTAGTGTCTTCATCCTCAACTGAATCAACGGTATTCTCATCGACAACTTCGTCAATGAACTCATCTTCCTTTTCAAGCTTCTCCTTCTCCTCAACAAGAAAAGAACGCGCCTTCGCCTCTTGTTCCTTGCGACCACGCGCATAACGAGCAACCATCGCCTTCTCATTCGCCGTAAGCTTTTCCGTAGGAATCGGCTTCGGCTTGTACAAAACAGCCTGAATAATCTCCTCAGGAGTTGCCCTACGAAACATGGGTCGCTTGTACATGCGAATCTGTTTCCGAGCCAATCGCTCATCACTGACACTTTCAATATCAAGAAAGGTTTCCCCTTCAAGCACGAAAATGTCTCCCTTCTTGTAGACTTGATTTCCTACTGTCAGTCCGTCTTCGATGCAAGCAGCTAACATTCAGATACCTCCGTAGAAATATAATCCCACCGCCCACCCTCGTTGAGCTTCGCCCAAACTCAACGAGCTTTTATACAGGCAGACAGAGCATGTTGGCTCTAGGCAATCTGCGTTACGCGATTTGCGCGTAAATAACGTTGTCAGGACGCTGAACCAGAGGCAAGAAGTTTAGCTCGATAAGAACAAACCGAGCAGAGGGGTCTTTTTCAACCCAACTCTTCGAAAACTTGCCTGTGTGGTTCTCCGGTGCATCCTCATCAGCAGACAAACCGTACATCAGTTGGAAAGGATTTCCACCCTTTGCCATCATGATGATATGAGTATCAGGGATGTACTGCTGAAAAGTGTCAGTGGTGTCGTTGTAACCACCATCAAACACGTGCCACGTCAGACCAAGCAGTCCATGAATCTCGCCCGTCTCTAAATACTGAGTCCGGTGACGCTCAGTCCAGACATCTCGAATATCGTCATTCTTAGTGATGTACTCATCCATCACTGTCGAACTCAGATACACATCAGTCGCCTGAAATCCACTATCCTGAACGATAAGTTTCTTCCAAGCCTTGACGTTACCGATAATGTCAGCGTTTAAAGTATCAGACCACAGAGTTCCTGCCGTGGGCTTGTGCGTGGCATCATACTGCATATCCACAGTAGCCTTAACATCAGGCTCGTTAATGGTGATTGTGCCTTTCAGCGCATCCCATGAAAAAGACTCGATTAACCGTTCAACACGGTCATTGAGGTCTTTGGTTTCGCGCCGAACATGCTTCTCAGCATTAGCCCGAGCCATCTCGCCAGGGGTACGCAGCCAACGAAGGGTCGTAGGCTCAAAAGCCTTCTTTTCCCTTACGTAAATGAAAGCTGCGGTTTTCTCACCAATACCCAACTGAGCAACAATCTTACCTTCTCGGTTAGGCATCGTGACCTGCGCACGCTGACGGCTACCCTTTAAAACATCCCACTTAGCGTAAGGGAAAGGATAATCCGTACGCTGAAAAAGAGGACGCGCAACGTTCTCAGGCGGTGCGACGTACTCTTCGATAACGCCTGTCAACACAGTAGGCTGTAACAGTTGTAGTTCCGGCATTTCATTTTCTCCTTTAGATTCCTCTCACTCTTAGAAAATCAGCGCATCAGCAGCTTTAACGTAGCGTGCATACAGGTCAGTAAGAATGTCGCTGTGCCATGCCGAAGCAGCAGAAACCAGAGAGTACTTTACAGCACCCCCAACCACAACCTCAATCGGCACATCCGCACCAGTGGGGTCGCCAGGAATACGGACAAACCCAATACAAGTAGTCTCATCTCCCGAGCCTCCCTGATTGTAGTTAATCCACTTATCCGCAGTAGCGTTCCACGCAATCGGGTCACCGATTTCGACAGCAGTCTCCCCTGTCGTCAGATTTCCAGAAACCTGATAGTAAGGGAGAGTCGCAAAAGCCAAAAGCTCGGGAACCGTAGTCGGTGCAGTGTAATCAACCTCCGGTAAACGAATACTTCCATGTTCAGACATGATTAGTTACCTCCGAAAATTTCTCCTCTCCCTTATTCAGTCTTAGCGATAAGACCCTCTTCCCTCGCAGCTTCTTTGTTCCGTTTCAGAGCATCTTCTGCTGAGTCTTCGTCGTCGCCACCAACTGTTCCATCCTCAGAAAGACTAACTACTTTGCCTTTCTC